TGGACTACGATAACATCCTCTACATCTACTTGTACCTCTGGAACTTCAGGCAGTTTATTGATGAATTGGCGTTCAACACTAAAGCCTACACCAGTGCCATGCATTAGAATAAACAAACATTCATCAAACGCTTTTGGATGGTCTACACTTAAGTATGCACAGTTGTATCCTGCTATGTGGTTCTTAGCTAAAGCAGGTCCTGCTGTCATTAAGGCTCTCATACTAGGCATAACTTCTAAATTAAGTACTGCCTTTTCTAATATCTTTCTAGTTTCAGGTACTAACTCTTGATTAGTATTCTCTTTTAAATGTACTTCCATAAAATCAAAGTAACGAGCGACAGTTTCCTCCCACGTCTCCCTTCTGTTTTTTTCAGGTAACCATCTGGCATACCTACTAAGGGCTATAAAATTTTGATAATCTGTTGCTAGTTTTTTCATTGAAATTTCCTCTGTTATATTTTATTGTTATTTTTTTGAATCGTTATCTATCTCAGGCAATAACCCTAGATGTTTTAGCTTATCAAAATACCTTTTATGAACATCCGAGTACATTCGAAACCCTTCGTAATACTCGGTGTCTTCTTCTAGTAGACTATGAAACTTTGTTAAAGCTTCTGCTAACTGCATGACATCATTACCTTTTTTTTGCTCTTCAGCTAAACTTTCTTTTATACAACTTCTTAAAAGCCTGTTCTCAGTGTTTAACAACTGATAGTTAATGGATGTCATACCAAGTCTCCCCTATTTTTGAATTACCATTCATTGTGCAATCAAAACCAAGTCTCTTTCCTGCAATTGTTGCAGACTCTTCTAGTATCCTAGCGAGTTTATCTGCATCATTTCTATTACATTCAAAGTTTTGTTCGTCATGCATAATAGCCAGTAACTTACAACTTATGTTGTTCTTCTTAATTAAACCATCAGATACAATAGCCCACTCTTTTGCTAAGATCGCTTCATTACCCTGTAATAGGTAATTAAGTAACTTATGCTCAGAGTCAACTTGAATCTTTCTGCCGTCTTGGGCAGTTATAAACTTCTTACCTGACTTGTTAAACTCTCTTATCAACCTAGTTTGAAGTTCCTTTAAGAGAGGGAATGTTCTTAAAAACTTAGTCTTAAGTACAGTACCTTCCTTAGCTTTACCTCCAACAATAGTTCCGAGTTTAGCAACACTAGCACCAAATAAGAATCCATAGATAAATGTCTTAGCCTGACTTCTATCTTTTAGTCCTGCGGCTCTTTGGTTAACGGTATGTACATCTGTACCATCTTCCTCTTTGCCAGTAATAACCGTTTTGACATAACTAGGGTCACCCATAGCCGCGGCTAATAGTCTTAACTGGGCTGATGCCAAGTCACAACCTACTAACACTTTGTCTTCAGGTGCTATAAAAAGACTTCTCATCTCTTTACCAAATACAGCTTTAGCTCCCGGCACGTTTACTAAGTTTCTGTGAGACATCCTACCAGTAGCGGTACCTAAAGTAAAAGGTACACACTCTAGTCTACCATCATCTCTACAAACACCAAGCCAACCTCTATCTTTGTTCTTTTGGTTCTGTAGTGTGTTTCTTCTGTGCTGATAGACAGCATGTAGTGCTATCTCTTGACCAAGATCACCCTTGATAGAGCCATAAGAGTCCTCTGTTAATTTAGCAGAGGTCTTTACTAAGCTACCATCTTCAGTTCTTTTGGTGTTCCACTCTGTTGGTTTCCAACCGTTCTTAAACAACATCTTCTTAACTTCTGCTGTTTGAGTCAATTTTGCAGGAGTAATCTCTACTCTGCAATAAGGGCCATTTATGTTTAAACCGTCTTTTTTGTTGATAAGGTCTATACAAGGATAACCCTCAAACCAATCTTGTATATGTTTATGAAGATTCCCAGACTTAGTCCACCTAGGGATAATTGGTTTTCTTAATTGCTTACCGCCAACCATTCCCTTCTCGTAGTTAATACCCTTAGTCTTCATAATCGTATTGCACTCAGAGTTACTGACCCAAAAATCAGGACATTTAACAATAGGTGGCATACTTGGTTCAATCTTATCTCTAAGCTTGTCAATCTCTTTAGTCAAGAACTGTAAGTGTTTCTCAGCAAGATCTCTATCAACTAGCCATCCATTCTTGACCTGCCTAGCACTAATCTTTGCTATCCTAAACTCACGATTAAGAACTTCTTTTGGAATACCAGAGTCCTTAAACTCTTTTAAAAGAGCATGGAAGACCCTGACATTGATTAAGACATCTTGCTCACATCTGTTTAGCATTGCAGGTTCAAACCTTAACCATTGACTTTGAGAAGGCTTAAGAACACCAAAGTGTTCACCCCACATCTCTAGACCATGCCTACCTTTGTACCTGCCTAAACGTCTATTAAAGTTTAACAACTGGCTCATAAGAAAAGTATCTATAAGCCTAGCCTCTGTTTTAAAGTTAAATATCTTATCTAAAAGAGGCATGTCGTACATAATAATATTGTGACCTATTAACTCGTCAGCCTCTGACAAGTATTTTAGCCCTTCAGCTAAAGAAGGACTATCATCATCATTGTCTGAGAAAGTTATTGAAGTCTTTTTAATTATATCGTAGGTAGAAATACACCAAACATTAGTAGCGTCATTGACAAAACCGTTTGATTCTACATCAAAAACTAACTTTTTCATTTCCACTCCTCTAATTAAACTCCGAAGGGGTGCTGTGTAAACGACCTGTCAAATTATCATATCTAGCACATCCTGCAGGGCCTGTATGCCCTGTAAATCTGTTCTTTAGTATAGATATGTTAACCCTCTGTCTTACACCCTCGTCATCAGAGTATTTGTTCCTAGAAAAACCAATGATTTGGAAGGCTATCTGCTTCAAGCTTCCAGACCCTTTTAAAGAATCTTCTGTTATTGATGCACCTTCCTCAAAAGTTTTACTCCCACCACTTGTCTTCCTAAGGTGAGACACTACTCCAATCCAAACATCATGCTTCTTGCATAACTTCAATAGATCCGACATAGCTTTATCCATAGCCTCATTAGCATTACCCTCAACCTCACTAACTGCTAAAGTTATATGGTCTAAGAATATGAACTTACAACCAGATGCCGCCATGAACTCTATCTTATCCATAAGAGAAGAGTCAGTGACTGAACCTTGATGGTCTAATAATAGAAGTCTTCCTGAACCTGCAACCTCTTGCCAAGCTTTGGAACCTTCCTCTCCTGACCTGTCAAATACAACATCGGGTAAGTTGATTCTTTTATTAAGATGGACACCTATTACACCGTCTAGTGTTTCTCTTACAGACTCCTCAAGAGATACAACACCAACTTGGTAATCTGTAGTAACTATTAAATGATAAATATCTTCTTTAACAAAAGTAGATTTACCAGAGCCAGTTCCTGCTGTAAAAATAGTTAGCTCACCAGTTCTTCTACCATATGTCATATCATTTACATTACCAAAGCAATCAGGGTAAGGTACAGAATCTTCTCTTCTGTCCTCATTAAATAATTCCCAAGTATCTGCAGAATTAATAATACCTGCAGGAGAGTACTTCTCTGCATTCCAAATTGCTTTCTCTAACTCATAGGTCTTACCTGAAACTAGATAGTCAGAAGCATCTTTACCAAACCTTCCTAAGGCACCAATCTTAGCTTTACCTGTTCTTACAAGTCTTGCACAAGATTTTGCTCCATCTTGACCAGCTTCGTCATGGTCGAATAAAAACACAACCTCGTCAAAAGAATTAAGATAAGATAAATTAGCGGCTACTTGTTTGTAAGCACCTTGAGCGCCATTGATAATTGATACAACTGCCCACTCTTGCTCTTTATCTTTCCAAACCTGCTGAACAGACATTGCATCTAAAGCACCTTCTGTAACAACAATCCTTTTACAAGACCCCGGAGCAAACTTAGACTGTCCAAAGAACTCGTCTTTGTTCTTAACAGATCCTATGGCAAGAAACTTTTTAGTATCTAAATCTCTTCTCTCATAACCAACTATCTTACCTTTGTTAGTTATAGGGTAATAGTGATACTTAATAGTACTACCATCTTCTTCCGAGTATCCAACCTTTACATCATAAAGCTCGGCTATCTCTTTCTTAATCTTACGCTCTCTAAAACCTCTAATGTCAAAAGTGTTTATCTCATTGATACTCTCTGTAGAACTTTGAAACTCTTTAGGTGCTAACTTAATAGTTTCACCCTTCTCTTCATACACTCCTGTATTTTCACAACCAAAACAGAAATAAGTCATCTTATCACCGTTGTCATAAACAGCCTTGTTATCTCTTGAGCCACAGGCTTCACAAGATTCATGTCTAACAAAGACACCCTCTTGTTTTATTTCTTTATTTTTCATTTTTCCTCCATAGAAAAATAAAGGCCAATTAAGACCTTTAGTTGTGTAAATAGTAACTATCGATACCCCTCAATGAAGAGTATCTGTAGGTACTACTTTGTATTAGTAGTCGCTGTCGTCTGTAAAGTCTAAATCAACTTCTTCCTTTTTAGGCTTTGCAAACTCCGAACCAGAATCCAAACTGCCAAACTCTGAACCTGCAGGGTCTGACTTTTCGTAAGGTATCAAGTTGGTTACAAGAACATTCTTTAAACTCATAGAACTGCCCTTCTGACCTTTGTAGTCCCAGTCGTAAGTATCAAAAGAAATAGTTCCAGTAGAACCATTACCAATGATAACTCCACCCAAGGGCTTGATGTTACCTTCTTCTGTCTTCGTAAAAACACCGGGAGGTGATAAATCTTTACCTGCCGAGGTCTTAGCGTTTTGTTTAAAAGTTACTTTGTATTGACCAGTTTCATTTCCCTCTGCATCCTCTACAGGTCGCAAAGATCTGATAAAACCGTTCTTCTTAAACTTCTGTGCTGTTGTCTTATCTACATAAGCTGTAACAGACCATTGAAGTTTCTCAAAGTTCTCTTGTGGATTGTTGGGGTCTAAAAAACACCAGTTTAATTCCACGTTTTCAACTAAATTAGCCATTCGTTTCCTCCTTCTCTAGCTCATCTATGAATAAAGGTAGTTCCCACATTTGTCCGACACTTCGTCTCATCCAAAGTAGTCTACCCATCTCTAACATTACAACATCAGCATCGTAGCTATAGGAATTCCTATACTCTTCTCTGATAGCAACCCAAGCATCTTGAATATCCTCATTATCCTTCAAAAGCTTCTTTGCCTTTACAGGGCCAATCTTAGGAACACCCTGTATATTGTCAACTTGGTCACCTGCTAACATTTGGTATTGAAAGTTCCTAATACCATCATAGTCAGTGACATAGCTTAACTCTTCTCTCTTAAAATCATACTTTGCACCGGGAACAATCCACAGGTCTTTATCTATTGTACAAATTATTGTATTTTCTTTATTATTAGTCTGAGCAATAGCCAATGTATCATCAGCTTCCTCATTCTCAGATATTTGAGCACCTAGTTCGGAAGTCAAGTAGTCCCTAACCTTCTGGTAATAGAACGGCTTGTCGCCAGTCCTGTTGCCTTTATAAGGTTTTGTCACTGCAATCTCTTTCCTGAAATTAGTATGCCCTGATAAATGTAACTCGTAACTATCTGCTTTAGACTTCTTCACAACACTTTCTATAAAGTCATTTATAAAATCAACACATTCAGCCCAAGATTGAAGAACCGTCTTCCCTGTCATAACTTTATATGGGAATTCTTCTTTCGTAGGATCAGTAACTTGTGTGGACCAGAGTTGTTTTATATCGTCTAAATTGTCTAGAGCATGTCTCTTACTGTCACACTCTTTTAAGATAGAACCGTCTTTGTCTATTACATTATAGTAATTAGTTTGACAATGATTAGCCGCCCAATATACAATTATGTCTGCATCTATTAAGGCTATCATTCATCCTCCTTGTACATCTTACCTATATTTTTCAATCTACCATGTATAACCCTGTTAATATAAAATACAGCCTTTTCCAAATCTTGGATAGGGTCGTTCTTTTTATTAAATCTTACAATATACTTTAAAGCACTTCCTATTGCAAAAGCCTCTAGACCATCAAGGTCTGTTGTGGCATCTTCAATAATTTCCAGCGC